TCTAAATCGTCTTTGGTTAAAGACTGGTCAATCTTCATTAACTCAGTAATTGGAAGTGTTTTAATTTCTCCCCAATAGAAACAGTCTTTAAAGTGTGGGTCTTCTGTATAACTATAAACAATATTTGCAGGGTCTACATATTTAATTTCAACACCTGCTCCTGGCAAAAACTCATGTTTTGTACAACCAATACCTAAAACAGTTAAATCATAGTCAACTCTTTTTCTAATATCGTTGTAATGGTTTTCTGCAAAAATAGTGTTTATAGCTTCCTCTTCAGCAATCTCAATGGCAGGCTTGTATTTAAGCTGCATATATAGGTTTAGCTCTTCATCAGTTTGAGGAAGGTCATCAGGGTTCATTATAAAGGGATCAGCTCCTGTTTCTTTTTGAATAATCTGCAGTATATCTTTTGCTGCTGCTTGACCTTGTATCATATCTTGATACTTACTTCTTTGAGCCTGTGACATTGCATCTTCTGCATATGCCTTTACATCAAACAAACGATCATTCATTCCATTTACAACAACATCTACAAACTTAGGAATAATTGGAACTGGTGTCCAGTCTAAATTTAAATAACTCAAGTCCCCATCAACTGCTAGTTCATTTTTATACTTAGCAACAGATTGTTCACCTCTAGCATAAAGACGAAGCCTGTAAAAATCTCTCCACTGATTATAGTATCTACATTGATTTCCATCTTTTTTAAACCACTCATACTGAATAGCCTGACCTATTTGTAAGCCAAATTCATCTGAAGCTTTTTCACTATCAGAAACAAACTGACTCGGAAACCCAACAGAAGAAACATTTATTTTTACGTCTTTCATTTATCTTATTATTTCACTATGACTTCCTTTATTGTTGTACCTAGCAAAGTTAACAATAATATTTGATTGTTTTTTTATAGGTTGATAGAGGTGTCTTTGACAAGCCATTATTGCTAAACCTGAACTAATAGAAGCATCAAACTTTGTTCTATTGCTTATATCAAACTTTGCCCAATCCTCTAGTGTTCTAGTAAAAGGCATGTAACCCATTTCATCTGGACCTATTAATCCTACGTAAGATTGAATATAAGACTCAATAGCTGCTGCGTGAGCCTGCTTTACTGCCTCGCTTGAGTTAGGTATTCCTCCAAGTTCTTTTTCTGTCTTAGAGAGCTTGTGTTTAAGTTTATCTGGTCGATTAATACTAAATGCTCTGTAGCCTCTATTTTTAAAATGATATAATAATCTAGGCTTATTGTTTTCTACCAATATAGGCATACCATAAAATACACATGCCATCAATACTTCCTCAAAAAATATTTCTGCAGTTTGAGGTCTTGCTACATACTCTAAAAAAAACTGATTACTAGGAGCATCATCCATATTAAATTTTGTAATTCCATGCAAAGCACCATTTGAAGCTCCACCTCCAACTGTTCCAGATATGTCATAGCTATCACAACCAAAAGCACCAAGATGCTCGTTTGCAGGAAAAAAATCACCTCTATGGTTTTTCTTATACCTATTCTGCATATTTTTTTTTGGTATCCAACTTACTAAAAATCTCCCCCTAGTGTTTGGAGTCCATATAACCTCAGTGTCTTTGATTCCATTCTTCCAAGAAAAAGACCCACGAGTTAAATGGTGTTCTTTTATAAGCGAGTCGTTGTAATCAATCTGCTGATATATTCGTGTGAGATCAAACAATGACTGCTTGCTTTCATCCCTAAACGCATGAGATTCAGTACGAGGAAATTGTCTGTAGAACTCATTTAAAGCATCAGGATCATTTTTTAAACTTTCAACTTCGTTGTTCCAGTAATCAACAACATCCTCCATAGGCATCCCATACTCATCAATGTATCCTTCAAAGTTCCACTCCATTGGTATAAACAAAGAATACAACCCACTTTTTGTTTGACCATTATTACTCCTGTTATTAGGATTAGAATCGTAGTAAAGCTTTTTAAACTCTTCACCACCCTTATTTAATGCATTTGATGTTGAACCCATCATGCACTTTCCAATAATTTTTCTACCTAGTCTTAAACAAGTTTTAGTAACACGATAATTATTTAGTATATTGTTTGGCTTTAGCCATTTACCACTTTCATCATGTGCTAGTAAAAGCAACTTTTCCCCATCATAAGAGTTATCATCTGTATTCTTCCAGTCAATAGTGGTATCCAAGCCTTCCATTTCTTCATCATCAACATCATACATATTCTTTTTAGTAATCTTAGATGCAGGAATTCTAAACGCCAACTCTGTTTTAGGTTTATCCATACCATCTTGCACAGGTTTAAAAAAGAAGGGATAGTTTCTAACAATAGGAACAACCTTATCTGTAAACATTTTTTTTGCATCAGAACCTGACTTAGACAAAATACCTATACGAGAGTTTTTAGATATTGTCCCAACATTTGCACACTCTTCGGAAGCCATAAATGAAAATCCAGAACGTCTAATCTTCAAGTATATCATTCCGAAACATCTAGGGTCTGCTTTACATGCCTCCCAAAAAATGTAAAAAATTCTATTAGCTTCTCTAAAGTCAGGATACCCTACATCAATCTTTGTCCATTGAAGGTACATGTAGTGTGACCCTGTAATGTATGTGTATGTTTTGTTGTTTATAAACCAATAACCTTGTTCTCTTTTATCAAACTCATCTTCGATGTAATCTATCCACTTAGCTTTAAAAGTGTTGGGTTGCTGATTCCATTGAAATATAGATTGTATTTTTAAGATTGCCTTTGGAGGCTCTTTTCTTTCCCATTTATTGTTGTCTCTTTGAAGAGACTTTGGAGCTTTAGGTAATCCAATTCTAAGTCCGTTAATTTCATATACCTCACCAATCTCTCCTGTTTTAGATATTACAACAACCTCATACTTTTCATCATAGCCATATTTCCATGACCTATTCCTATTCTTTTTTTTAAGAATACCTTTAGGTATGTAGTTATCTACAACTCTGTATAAACTATGAAGACCTTCGTTCTGCAAATCCTTGTTTTGTATCTAGTTTACTTGGACCTCGTTCTTCGATTTCCATTAAATTTTTTTCATTTTCTATTCTAGTCAGTATATCAAACGCATCAAATATTGCTAGTTTTTTTGTTGCTGCAGCATTTTTTAATCTGTCAGCAGCCAACTCATCCTCTGGGTCAGGCTTTATAATGTCTTCTTTTGCAACCTTAATAAGTTGCTCTACGGCTCTCATCCCTGCCTGAATAATATTCTTTTTTAAAGTTTTTGAGTCCATTGCGATTCGGATTATATTTAATTCTTGGTCGTTTTTTCTTTTTTGGCTTATCACTCATAATTTTATTGTTATTTGATGGTCAAACATTCGATATAGTTTTTCTCCATCTACTTCAAACTCGTATTCACTTTCAGGTTTAAAACAGACCTTATCACCTGGATTTACATTTTGTGAACGCAGGTAGTTGTTGCTATACTTTATTTCACCAACCAATGGTTCTTCATTGGTGTTCTTATATAAGTAGTAGTCTTCTGTAGGAAGAGGCTTAGTAAAGCAATACCTTCCATTAGTATTCCATCGACACCCATCATGATACATGTAAAACTGATCAGGCTCAACAAAAAATAAATCATCCATAAAAAAACTTCTTCCACTTTTACGTCTACCTTGCATGTCATTGTAAAACTTAAATACGTTATGATGGACTAATAATTTATCTCCTGGTTTAATAGGACCATTATAAACAATTGGAGTGGCAATAACCTCTGCAATTCGATTTGATGCTTTGTGGTTTTCCTCTGAAGTATTTGTTATAAAGTCTACATCACTGATTTTTTTAGTGTTGTTATACCTTTTATTGTCTAAGGGTTTGGTGATAAATAAGTAAGGTGATTTCATTAGAAGTTAATATTATACTCGATAGATACAGGCATATTAATAAACTGCTTCCATAACACAATTTCTTTAGTATATGTAGATTCAATCCATATTTTAAAAGAGTCATTAATGTCATTATACCGTATGTGGTGAATTTTATATGTACCATTTAGTATTTCTTGACCCACAACATAATGCATAGCTCCACCTTTGTAATCAGGACCTACTGCTATCTTACGAATATCATTCATTTAATTTAATTTGATTTATAACAAATATAAGTAAAAAAAAATACCCCTGAATTAACAGAGGTATTTTAAGCGAAGAGGACTCCCTAACTGGTATTTCCACAAAGGAAACGCCTAACTGAAGTTTCCACAAAGGAAACGCCTAACTGGTGTCCTCGCATTTTTAAGTTGCTCTTTTAACAGTAGCATTACTTCCATGTGTAATTATTACCCTAGTAACATCACTTGCAGGTGGACTTTGTTGATATACAATATTTATAGCATTTGATAAATTACCCATAATATAAGGCAACTCATGATTTGTATTTGTCCACGCAGGGTTTGGTATACCTATTGCAAATTTTAATATTAATTTATTATAAGGTGAAAAATCCCAAGGAGTATTAGTATTATGCCTATCTCCACCTCTTATTGCACAAAAAGTTCCTGCTTTTGGAGCAGGCAAAGAGGTGTATGGTAAACCAGGGTCGAGTTTATTATAAAGAAATTGTAATTTACTAAAAGGAATTTCAATATAAGTAGCGGATCTTAGTGAAGCAAAATCCGTTATAATAGTACCTGTTTTTGCAATTTGTAATTCTGTATTAATATCCCATTCTGTATCGATTGGAGGTAATGCCTGACCCTGTTCAGTTAAAAGTTCTGAACTTCCCCAATTACTTCCAGGGAAGTTAGTTTGCTGATAAACACCGTTTTGATGAGATGGATGAATAAATCCCTTCTTTTTTAAACCAGGAGCGTTAGTGTCTTCTCGATAGCTAGATTTTGCTTTCTTGTATCTAAACATAAAAAGCCTAGGATTTTTATTTAACCAATTTGTTTGAATAGGTTTTTGAATACAAACCTTATATCTAGTTTCTAATGGTTCTGTAGGAAGTTTAAGAACATAAATATTTGGTGTAGGAATGCCATCTTCTAATTCTATGTAATTTTTTAATCCATCTACAGTAATATTTTTAGTTACGTTTGTAGGCGTTCCGTTTTCTTGACTAATAATAATCTTATCACTTCCTTGAGGAGTTACGGTATTGTATGTACTAATCTTTGGCATAACTAATATTTATTGTAACAAATATAACTAAAAAAAAAAGACTTATATTTTTAGCTTTATATTACACCTTTAAATATTAAACTTATTGTACTTCCTTTTAAACTAGTTACTGGCGGAGATGGAGGTGTTGGAGAATCTACTTGATTATGAAAAGTTTCTAACCAGGTATAACCTGTCCCAGGTACAATATCATCATGTGATTCACCATTCATATTAGCAGCTCTCCAAATATCAGGTATTCCATCTTTTAATGTAGATGTTAAAGGTGTAGCTGAGTTGGGTTGAGGGTACTGTATTGCAGGAAATCTTGTTTGGTCGTTTGTGTCTTGTTTATTAACGCCTAAATCACGATAAAATGTGTCTAAAGCATATTCATCTTCAACTACTGAACCATCATTAGTTAACCTTTTTGTATTTCCAGTATAAGGTAATACTTCAGTCTTTATGTCAGCGGTAT